CACAGGCCCTAAAAATACAGGCACCTCGTCTGCTCCGTGAGGAGTAGGTTTCTTAGCTACTCTTCCGTTAGAAAGAACTACTGTGTTCATTTCTTTATCGTAATAATCATATACATCTATCCAATCTTCATCATCATAATTTTCGTTTCTTGGAAGTTTAATATTGTATTGGCTTTCAACTAAGTCTTTAGATTTTTTAACTTTATAACAAGCCCACTCTAGCCCTTCACTACCAAGTCCCCAATATGTGTGCATTGGATCCCAAGGTGTAATATCTACATAAGTATCTTCATCTTTATCTTTAACAAGTAAAGCTCTACCTGCATACCAACCTCTTAGTGTAATATACCAAGCTAGTTGATTTTTAATTGAAGGCATAGATGATTTTTTAATTCTTTCGTCAGCACTTTTCAAGATGCCTAGAAAGAATTTTTCTTTCTTATTATTCTTTTCCCTATCTTCTTCTTTTTCAGAAACATTAGGAATCCTAGCTACCATTTCACTTCCTATAACAAAGGAAATTATTTTATCTGCATAGGTAGAAGGTTCGTTAGATGTGTAAGATTGGTAGCCGTCACCTGCATCATATGGATCTAATCTGTAAAGAGAAAAATCTCTGTCCATTCTGTTTCTTAATGGTTCAGTAGCATCATAGTGACTCTCTACTTTATCTATAATTTTTTCAGGTTTATAACTAGCTTTTGCCATTTACCATCTCCTTACACGGATTGATGTTCTATTTTCTATATGTGCATAACCAAAATGGTTTATCAAACCATAGATTACGGCTTTTATTCCATGATTATACTTATCTTCAGGTTGATTGCCAACTATATTTCCATCTCTATCTGTCTTCCACTTGTACACAAGTGTCTGTCCATTAAATGGATTTGGAGCTGACCCAAACTCTGATAAAATTCCTTTGCATTGTTTATTAATAATTAATCTTGGCTCACCATTTGGAGCTAATTTTAACATAGATTTTAATTTTTCTGTACCATCATTGATCTTAACTTTCTGAGAATCAAGGTACAATCCTGTTTCGTTTAACCAAATTTCTGCAGGAGCTGCCATAGCTTGATGTTGATACCCTGCTACATCAATTACTCCGAACTGTACATCACTCCACCATTCTCTGTTCTGACAAATATTAATCATTTCTTCCGTAATAAGTGACTGTTCATAGACTTCGTCGATAAGTCTAACTTGGTCATTGCTGATCTGTATCGCTTCGATAGCATAGCCGCCTGCATAACCCGGATCGATCCACAAGTGGACGGGTTCCCCTTGTATATACTTAGCTTCTTCTGATATATGTTTGTCAGTTCTGAATTCTTGGAAGACGACTCCTTTAGGTGGTGAAGGAATACCTTCAATCCTTTCCATAAAGAAATCATCACTAGCCTCATTCTTAAGTTTTTGTATTTCAGGGTCATCTTTGCCTCCCGGATATAAATGTTTGTTCGTATAAGAAGGTAAGGAAAAAGATTTTTCATCTCCTTCTCCGTATTTCCATGACTGAAATAATTGTGGGTACCAACCAAGGCTACCTTCAAATGTTCCTGCTAAAAATAACCATGCTGCTTTAGGTGCACATCTACCTCTTATCCTGTAATAACTTTCTAAATCTAACTGACTAGCCTCGCATCCTATAATTCCATCGGGTGCTCTCATAGCTAGAGTACGAGGGTCTTTAGCAGACTTGGTTTCAATAACAGTTCCGTCAGATAATTCTATTCTCCCCGGATCTACTCTCTTAGAAGCCTTTTTTAAAAGGCCTAATTTAGCAAAATCTTCTACTAAATACTCAAATTCTGCCCTAGTTCTGCCGTAATCTGCAGCAACTAACCAATATAAACCCTTTTCTTCTGTTTCAAATATTCTTCTAAGCAAGAATTTACTAGCGATCATGCTTTTTCCTGCTTGTTCTCCGCCTGCTACAAGGGTAAATCGTTTATCATTATCTAAAATTACTCTTTGTTCGTCAGTAGGTTCAAACCCTACTTTATCATAAAGAAAATTAGTTAATTCATTTTGTGTTTGAGTCATTAATTATGTCCTCTGCTTCCTGTTCAGCCTTTGTTTTAGCCTGTTTTGACTTAGCCATCTTTCTAAATTCGGAAATAAGCTGTCTAGAATCATCACCTGTGTTGTCAGATTGTTTATATCTCTCAGGTAAGTGGGCATTTAACATGGTTATCAGTAAAACAGGTCTACCATAATCACCTTTTTCTACCATTTTGTCTATTAACTGAAAAGCTTTACTTTCTAATCCCTCTCCAACAGCTAACTTTTCATCATCAAAGCTTTGCTTAAACTCAGGATCTTGCTTAAACCAATCATATACAGTATCTCTACTTATATTTAACCCCGAAACAGCAGAAGAAATTGTCTTTGTTTCCTTGTATTTCTCTATAAAATCAGATTTAATCTTATCTTTCTCTTCATCTGTATATTTTGCCATTGTCTAATCCTCCTACTTGAAATATAATAACTGTGTTGACTTCTATAGTCAACTATCTCCTTGAAAAAAGGGGAGGCACGAATCAAAAATAATTCCCTTCCTCCCCTTTATCTTTCTTTTTTCTTTATATACTTTCTTTTTTCTTTCTTATTTGCTTGACTACTTTTTTGCCATTGCTTATAATTTGCAAAGGGGAAGGGAATACCATATACCAAAAAGCATTATTATCCCCTAATTAAAAGGGGATAATATTTGCTATACCACATAGCATATAATAGCTACACCAAATCACTTTTTGCAAAAAAATTCTGTCAAGGGTATGTACAGCCTATGATCAGGAAAGCTAAGGTATGCCCCCTTGGTTCTTTTTGCTAAGTATCTTGTTTGTGAGTAGCTATATGAAAAGCAAAAAGCAACCAATTTGGCAACCAAGCTTTCCTTCAAGGTGTATTAATAGCATGGCTTCGCTTTGCGAAGTTGCTTTTTTTATATTGTCGGATATGTAAGATAATATTCTATTAGCCATAAAAAAAGCAAGTGTGCTATTAACACACCACAGGCAATGCTATTTGGGTGTCTATATTCTTCAGTGCAACGGCTTGAACTGTATGCTAGCTTGTACAGTTTGCATGATCTGTCAAAAGTTCAAGCCATTGCGAAATTTGCTTGGCTTGTCTTCTTCGCAGGATGGATGTGATAGAGCAAATTCCGATTGGGTATCGTGCCATTCTAGACTTTAACTTGCAAAGAGCACATTGCCCTGAGCATTGCCTGTTCGTTTGGTAGTATAAAGCTTCCCTATGCCATTCGTGCCTTGTGTACTTGGTAGGATTTGTATTTTTGCCTGACAAACATAATATTTCCTTTTATGCAGATACAGCTAATTAATATGCATTAAAATACAATTCCCCCAAAAATGTAAAATCGTCCTTCAGGAATCGCAGGAAGGTTCCCTTCGCGATTAATTTTACATTTTCTCCTCTTTGTATTATATGCATGAAGTATTAATTAGCCATATCGCAAAGGAGAATATTATGGCAGACAAAAATTTACAAATCGCTACTCAAGTAGCTAACAAGGCAGAAATGCCATTGGATAAAGCTTTACACTATATCCAAAACGGAACAGGACAAGCATCAGGTAGCAATGCACCTATTGCAGTTGTTAAAGTTCCTAGAAAGAGCCCGATATCTATCCAATCAGGAATTTTTCAGGCTCTATCGAATCCATTCACTGACGAAGAAAGAGCAGAAGCCAATCAGATTATCGAAAAGGCTACACCTGAACTGTTCGACAGAGTGTTTCATGACAAAATAGTACAAGCTTGTCTAGCAAACAATGTCAAGCAGATCGTTGACATGAAGAAGGTTATAGACTCCACAAAGTAGATAGCCATAGGGTGGGTGTTAATAGCACCCACTCTTTTTTTGCTAAGAATATTATTCTATTGTATGGTTACGATTGTTTAGTATGCGATAGCGATGGTGTTGACCAAAACTTTTGCAAAAATTTTATCAAAGTAAATAAAAATCGCATACGGCTCCCCGAATCTATATGATCATACCCACATGGTTGTGATTGTTCACTCTCTTTTGTAAGAAATATATTTTTAGAGCAATTCACTTTAACATATTGCTATTCACATGCGATTCATTAGCAATATGTTATTCTCTTGCTATCTAAAAATATATTTCAACAAAGAGAGTGTTTATTGTGTATTCTAGTTTTAATAAAAGAAATAATGGTATTAAAAAACATAACAAGTATGAGTATGTAAAACCTGAAACGGAAGTATTCAGTTCAGATACAGCATGTAATTGTATCTATAGTATATGCAAGTGTGACAGAGATAATCCTACAAACAGGTTATCTGACGAAGGGTTTGGCAGAGTACAAGACGAATTGTCTGAAGTTCAGCAAGAAGATTACGATGCAGTATATGGTTTAGACAGTTTACCTAAACTGTTTGGTAATAACGATATTATTAATAGTCAGTTCGATAGTAACGACGACTTACCCAAGCAGGCAGGTCAAGAATGAGCATATTTAATACTATTAATTGCAACTTTAGATGTACTAAAGGAATCATGGGTAGAGCAGACATATGTTCTTATTGTTTCTTTAAGTATGCAGATGAAGACATAGAAAAAGCATTAGATATATGCAGTAAGAGTGCTTTTTTTGGTAGTAACAATACTAAAACAGATAATAATTTATTAAAAATATATTATGAGTTAAGGAATAAATAATGAAAGAATTTGAAAGAGTTAGAACAGGAACAGAAGCTATGACAGCTATAACTAGACTAGCTATATTAAAAAAGAATTGCAACAAGTGTGGCAATCTATTAATGAGAAATATAGATAGCAAACAAATGCTTTCATTAAAAATGAAATGGGTACGAAAAGGATTAGCAACATTACATATACAGTTTCCATTGAACGGGAAGTCTATGATATACGAGCACAGAAACTGTGAGAATCTTAATGAACAGGTTTAATATTTTAATTAATTTTTTTCAACATTGCATTTTATCATGCTTATCGTATACAACTTCCTAAGCATGATACATTTCACTTATGAAAAAAATTAGAATTAAAATATTTTTATTATTTATTTTTGGCAAAGGGAAAAAGTTATGTTTATTAGTGAGCAGGACAGTAAAGAAATTGATATTCATTTAAATTATATAAGTTTAGAATCAATAGATTCAGGTAAGTATATAGATATGAATTCAGATGAAATACAAGAATTACTATGGGATAGTGTTCAAGATAATATTATAAGAATAATTCAAGAACATAGAATAGAAGGTATATTATGAGTGATATAGATTGGCGAGAACCAATTAGAAAAGAGAATCCATTATGCAGAAAATGCAAAGAAGATTTAACAAATATAGATATCAATAGAATTAATATAGGTTGGGTAAATTTACCTAACATATTGCAAGCACAAGTATATAGTGAGCATAAAATATGCAAACCAATTAAGAAATTATGGACAAAAGAAAAAGAATAGGCAAGTTAATAAATTTAGTGCCGTGATCCTTTGCCAAAAGGTTAGCCTAATTCAAAAAGTTTAGACACAATAAATATCAATTAACTTGCCTGTCTGTGCATGACTAAGCAAATCAGTTCCCTGATAACTAAGAAATTACTACATAATACAGTAGGGGATTTGCTTAGTCAATATGTTTTTATTAATAGATAATAGAGGAGATAACATGTTTGATCATGAAAATAAATTAGCATTTCAATTTGGTTTAGAAACAAATCATAAAGAGATAGCTAAACAACAATTGCAAGAGGCAGAAGAAATGGCTAATACTTTTAACAAAGTATATATGCCTAAGATAGAAAAGATAGCCGAGTGGCATCAGAGTAGTGATGATAGTACTTTAATACCTGATGTGCTTAGAGAAATATTACTTGGTTGGTTTATGAGTAACCAAGGATTGGCAGGTAATTGGATTAAAAAAGAATTCAATACTATGAAAGCCAACACATAAATTAGTTTTATAATATAATTCAGGGAGAAATTAGCTTATGGAAACAAAAGCAAAACCTAAATTAAATCCTTATGCTGATATAAGGAAAGTATCTTTGGTAGGTACAGATGGTACTAGCTCTTCAGCTTTTGCTATTCAAACCGATACAGGTAAGAGTGGCAAAGGTAAGTGGAATGAAGTTGGTGTTGTTAGAAATGACTATTTGTTAGTCAGTAATCAGCAAGTATTTGATATGGCAAATCATATCACACAACAATCACCTCTCGATTGGGAAGTGAAAAAAGAATTCTTTAATGGTAAGTCATTTGGTCTTTACTACACAGCTAGAGATCAAGCTAAAATTATTGATTCAGAAAATGGTATCAAGACAGGAGATACTGTTGGGTTAGGACTACACTTTCTAAATAGTTATGACGGAAGTAAAGCTCTTACAGCAGGATTACATCTTGAAAGATTAATCTGTACCAATGGTATGGTTACTAACCATGGCTTAGATAGTGTAAGAATATTACATGACAAGTCTAATGCTAAATGGGAAGATGATGTAGAAAAGATTTTAGGGTTGATTGATTCAAGCGAAGAACAAGTATCTAGTATGATGAGTGCATTCTCTGAAATGGATAGATCAATCTTAGATGAGGCTATGCTTAGACAGATAGCTACAAATGTTATTCCTAATATATCAGATAGTACATTTGGTAAAATCTATAGAAACTTTTCTAAAGAAACTAAAGGTAATAACAATGCTACTGTATGGGATTTCTATAATGCCTGTACTAATGTATTGTGGCACAATCCTACTCAGACAAGAGCAGACTTTACTAACAATGCTTATGTCACAGATAGAATGATTGACTTTGCAAACAAAGAATTAATTGAGGTGGCATGAGTAACCTAGACGACATCATAACCATAGACGAGGTGTGTGCTATATTAAAGATGAGTAAACGATCTATCTATGATTGGTGTAAGCAAGGGATCATTCCAGCATTTAAGATAGGGAGTACATGGAGATTTAGTAGGGTAGATTTAGATGATTGGATAGAAAAAAAGAAACAAAAAAAATAATTAGTCCCTGAATTTGAGAGAGAGTTGTTGAGTGGGCTTGAGGGTCAACATTAAATGGTATCATGCGAGATATACAGCTCTCTCTATATGTTTAAAGAATGAAAGCCGTAACTAAGTGTGCACCTGTTAGATCATTCTTTAAAAGGATAGCGAAACGACTGATGTTTGGAAGATTCCAAATTATTATTATAAGCTCCATATTTTTATAGTAATAATTACAAGGTTTAATCTCACCTATTTATAGGTTATAAGTAGATAGCTATCCTTTATTTATTATATAGCGAAGTTCCCAAACAGCTTAACGACTTATCGATACAGGGTATTGGGAAGATAAGTGGCTATATTAAGAGAGTAAGTATGAAAGTGTGTTGCAACAACCTAAGTTATACGAGGGTACTTACTCTCTATTTGTTTACTTATCATAGGAGAAACATTGATGTTGGAATGGAATCCATAGAACTATGATAAGTTAAGAGAGTTATTGTTGTATGATGGAAGGTGGTTTAGATACCCCACATTTACCATGCCGTAAGTGTTAGCTGACAATAACTTTCTTTATGAGAGTAAGTATATGAAAGATGAGTATGTGTGTCTATAGGCTAGCAAAGCTCTTCCTTATACTTACTCTCTATTTATTTAATACTCTTGGTGAAGTTCCTGTTACTGTCATCTGCAGTTTGATCCATGACAGTTTATAAACAGCTTAATGCCTACTAGAAACTACAGGAAGGTAGGAGCCATGAGTAATTATTAGAGGAGAAATAAATGAGTGAAGTTAAAAGACTTAAAGACGAAATGTATTGGCATCAAAATGAAGATGGATTAATAGAGGTTACAATTCAACAACACTATACTAAAACAAAAGTAATACTAGCTGAAGTAGATTGGGAAAGTTTCCATGAGGCTCATGAAAATGGTATAGGATTTGTAGACGGAGATGATCTCAACATAGAAGTTGAAGGGTGGAATGTCAATACTGTAAAAGTATTAAAAGAATACGAAGGAAGTTTTG